AGTAAACTATGACAAGCATTATGAATTTGTACAACATTCACCAATAAGTAGTACAATAGACTATGATGCAATGTACGAGTTTACATAACGGAGCAATGAATGGCTAAAGATATAATGGACGATGAAGAGCAATCTCAAGGCGAGATGGTTGAACTAGAGGAAGAAGACTCTGGTGTCCGTGATACTGAAGATGGCGGTGCCATGGTTACGCTTGATAACGAGCAAGACCATCAAAGCCAAACCGAGCATTTTGCTAATATTGTTGATGATATTAACCAAAAAGATTTACGCACCATTGTAGATGACTTAATTACTAAAATTGAGCGGGATAAAGACGCCCGTAAGAAGCGCGATGAGCAATATGAAGAAGGTATCCGTAGAACTGGCCTAGGTGATGATGCGCCAGGTGGGGCCCAATTTACAGGTGCAAACAAAGTAGTCCATCCATTGATGACAGAAGCCTGTGTAGACTTTTCAGCCCGTGCGATGAAAGAGCTGTTCCCGTCCAATGGTCCTGTGCGTAGTAAGATCATTGGCACGCAGGATAAAAGAAAATTAGAAAAAGCTGAGCGTAAAGCTAACTACATGAACTGGCAGCTAACAGAGCAAATGCCTGAGTTCCGGTCTGAGTTAGAGCAATTAACAACGCAACTGCCATTAGGCGGTGTGCAATACATGAAATTATTTTGGAATAAAGACATCAATCGCATTGAGTCTGTGTTCATTCCAGTAGACGATATATATCTCCCATTTGCAGCCTCTAACTTCCATACTGCTGAGCGTAAGACACATGTCCAGTATATTACTAAGTATGAATACGAAAAGCGCGTACGTGCAGGTATGTACCGCGAAGTTGATATTAGCATTACAGATGAGATTGACTATTCAAAAGCATCTAAAGCTAATGACAAGATTGAAGGCCGTGAGGATAATTCATATAATGAAGACGGTTTACGTACTGTGTTTGAGATTTACACAGCTGCTGACCTTGAAGGTGATGAGTTCCTACCTTATGTTATCTCAGTGGACAAGTCTACAGGCAAAGCCTTAGCAGTCTACCGTAACTGGGATCCTCGTGATGAAAAATTCCAAGAGGCGCTAATATCAATTGTTGAGTTCCCGTTTGTCCCATGGCGTGGTGCTTACCCTATCGGCTTAACACATATGATTGGTGGGCTATCTGGTGCTGCTACTGGTGCCTTACGTGCACTATTAGACTCAGCCCATATCTCTAACATTCCAACATTACTTAAGTTAAAAGGTGGCCCAAGCGGTCAAAACCTTAATCCACAACCAACAGAAGTCATTGAAATGGAAGGTGGCATTAACGTTGATGATGTGCGTAAAATTGCAATGCCCATGCCATTCAATCCGCCTAGTCCAGTATTAATGCAGTTGCTAGGTTTCCTTGTTGAGTCAGGCAAGGGCGTAGTACAAACTACCTTTGAAAAACTAACAGATCAAAACCCTAACCAACCAGTAGGTACAACCTTAGCGCTAATTGAGCAAGGTATGGTTGTGTTCTCATCTATCCATTCACGTCTACATAATTCAATGGGCCAAGTGCTAAAAGTAATGCATCGCCTAAATGGTGCTTACTTAACTGAAGAAATGGTAATGGACGAGTTTGGGGAGAAGATGGTAGATCCATCAGACTTCGATGGTCCCTTAGATGTTATTCCAGTATCTGACCCTAATATTTTTAGTGAAACACAACGCTTTGCGCAAATTCAAGCAGTACAAATGCGGGCTACGCAAGTGCCACAATTGTATGATATTCGCAAAGTTGAGGAGATGTTCCTCAAACAAATGAAAATTCCAGGTGGTAATGAGTTACTTATACCAAAACCTGAGCCTAAAGATATTGATCCAATACAAGAAAACTTTGCCGCATCCGTAGGTAAGCCTATTGGTGCTATGCCCGATCAAGAGCATATTGCGCATATGCGTGTGCATTTAGCCTTTTTACAATCGCCAATGTTTGGGCAAAATCCTGTTATTGCGCCTATGTTTGTACCTGCTATTGTTTCGCACATAAAAGACCATTTATTAATGCATTATATGAAAATTACTAACCAAGCCCTAAGAGCAGCTAGTGAAAGTGGTCAGTTAAGTGATGATCCAATGCAAGAAGCAGAAGCAGCAGTTAATATTCAAAATGCAATTGAGCAGGCATTGCCACCAGAATTCTTGCAAATATTAACTGACGCCTTTAAACAAGCGCAAGAGTTACAACCACCTATGCCGCAAGATCCAACAATGGCCGCAGTAGAAGTACAAAAACAAATGATCCAACAACGTGCACAATCTGAGCAAATGAAGTTACAAGCTGGCCAACAGCATGACCAACTACAAATGCAACAAGATCAGCAAAAACTACAAGTGGCTTCACAAGAGCAACAACAGAAAGATATGGTGGATGCAAGAGCACAACAGCAAGCTGACCAAGTTGCTATATTGCTTGAAACATTACGCCAAGACCGTGAGGACCAGCGTAAACGTGAAGAGTTAACTACACGCTTACAAATAAATGAGCAAGATAATACAACTGCAAAAGAGTTGGCCGCCGCTGAAATAACAAGTGGTAATGATCTTGCTTTATCAACCGGCACTGGTATTAACCCTAATCCTTAAGGAGAAACAAAATGGCAACACCTAACCAAAAAGACTCACAAGCGGTATCACAGCACCAACGCATTGCGATGGGCGCAAAATTAGACGGCAAAACATTACCTGGATCTTTACCTAAGACGCCACAAATACCTAAATGAACATTGATAGAGTATTAAATCTATTAAAGGACGCGCAACAGGAATTGGCAACAGTTGCGCTCCGCAACCCAAATTCTCGAGATCTGTTTGAATACGGACGGATGGTCGGAATGTACGCTGGACTTGAGCGTGCTGTAGAAGTACTTTTGTCAACAATTATAGAGGACGATAATGTCTGAACAAACGCTGAATGATGCGTTCCCAAACGCAGACCCAGGAGTTACGCCTTTCGGTAGCTACATATTGGTTCAAATTAGAGCACCAAAACTAAAAACGGCTAGCGGCATACAGCTAGTAGCCAACACTACAGAAACAGAAAAATGGAACACCCAAATTGGTAAAGTAATTAGTGTGGGACCACTATCTTTTAAAAATCGCAATACTATGGAGTTATGGCCAGAAGGTGCGTGGTGCCAAGTAGGCGATTATGTACGTGTAGCTAAGTATGGTGGCGATAGATGGGAAGTCGAGATCGACAAACAAACTGGGGAAGCAGCCCTATTTGTAATTTTTAAAGATACGGATCTAGTGGGTAAAGTAACAGGTGACCCATTAACTATTCGTGCTTTCTTATAGCTGATAAAAGGAGCTAGACATGGCACAAGAAAATGCACTAATTGAAGATGATGAAGATGAATTAAAGGATGCGGAGTACATAGCCGTTGAAAAGCCTATTGAAGAGGACGATGAAGAAGAGGAAAGTAATCTTAAATCGTCAGCTGAAGAAGACAATGCTAGTAGTGAGGGTGACCGGGAAGCTATCCGAGAACGCCGTCGACTAGAGAAAAAAGATCGTAAAGAACGTCGTGATAAGGCAATCGATCGGGATAAGTTAGAACTTAACTTCTTACGAAACCGCAATGACGAATTAGAACGCCGTGTTGGTGTTGTTGAAACACACGCCCAGCAAAATAATTTAAGCCAAATTGATCAACAAATTCAGCAAGCCAATTATGAAGTTGAAACTTCTCAAAAGATTATTGCTAAAGCAGTTGAAGCTGGTAATGGTGACGATGTAGTACAAGCATTACAATATCGTGATCAAGCAATGGCTAAAGTGCAGCAACTTAACCAATACAAGCAGCAACAAGCGCAAACACAGGCACCTCGTCAGCCACAAGTAGACTCTGAAGTAGTACATTATGCTAAAGAGTTTATGGAAGAGCATAGCTGGTATGACCCATCGGGTAAAGACGAAGACTCAGCTGTTGTGCTTGCTATTGATAATAAGTTAGCCCAAGAAGGCTTTGATCCACGTACTGAAGACTACTGGGATGAGTTACATGACCGTGTTAAACGTCGCTTACCTGAAAAGTTTAAGCAAGCACGTAAACCTACGGGCGGCCCTGCTGTTGGATCTGGTCGTGAGCATGCACCAGTATCAACGCGTAAAGAAATTTATATTAGCCCAGAACGCAAGGCAGCATTGCAAGAAGCTGGCGTATGGGAAGACCCTGTACTACGTCAACGGTATATTAAAAAGTATGCTGAATACGATCGCGCTAATAAGAGTTAAAAAATAGTTTTCTTTTTTTAAAAATTAGAACATAATTCTAATCAATTGCTGAATGGAGCAAGTAATGACAAATACAAATGATGAACGTTTAAAGAAAAGTGCTGGTGATGGTCGTGGAGATCGTGCGATGGTAGATCGTGCTGTCACGGAAAATCGTGACATCTCTGACGCAGACCGTCTGGACATGTTCCGCCAACAGTTCTTCCAAGCTTCACTTCCTGATCTACCAAAAATACCTGGATACCATGTATGCTGGTTGACCACTACTAATCCGCGAGATACGATTAATATGCGTATGAGGCTGGGTTACGAAGCCATTAAGCCAGAAGATATTCCTGGCTGGGAATCAACATCTATTAAAACAGGTGATTGGATTGGCTTTATAGGGGTTAATGAAATGCTTGCATTCAAACTACCACTTTCTCTATATGAGAAGTACATGCAAGAGGCGCACCATGATGCACCTTTGCGTGAGTTAGAAAAGTTGACGGATACCACTGAGTTCCTGAAACAGCAAACAGCCACAACTGGCAGTCGCATATTTGAAGGTGATGGTACGCAGGACTTGAGGCGCAATAGCGGTCGTAGTCAGTTTGACTTGACCTAACCTTAAATAGTATTAAAGGAGAGACAATATGTCTTCTACAAGCGCACCGTTTGGCTTCGTTCCTTCTTTCCACAACAGTGGTCAGATGCGTCCTAAGGCTTACACAATCGCTAGCACTTACGCTACAAACATTTTTTCTGGTGACCCAGTTAAATTGGTAGATGCTGGTACAGTTCAACTTGGTACTTCTGATGGTTCACGTACAGGTACGGCAGCTGGCATTACATTGCTAGGTACTTTAGCTGGTGTTGAATATTTAGACGTAACAGGCAAGCCTTCAATCTCACCATTCTGGATCGGTGGCACTACAGCAACTAGCATTACTGCTTATGTGTATGATGATCCTGAAACATTATTTGAAGCGCAATACACTAATCCAGGTACTCCTGGGACAGATAGTGTACAAACTTCAGTGGGCGAACAATGCGATTGGGCTGGTTTTACAGCTCCAGGTGGTTCTACACGTACAGGTCTTTCAGCAGCATATTTAGGTGCTCTTGAGGGTTCTGGTACTGGTCAGTTCCAAATCACTGGCTTTGCCACTAACATTAACCAATCGCTAACTGATGCTTATGTTGTTGCGTATGTTCGTTTCAATGAACATGCTTACAAGTATCCAACAGCGTCAATCTAAGGAGGGCTAAAAAATGGCAACCCCAATGAGAAGTACGGACTTTAGGTCCATTGTTGAGCCGATCCTTAACGAGAGTTTTGACGGTATTTATGACCAACGTGCTGATGAGTGGAAAGGCGTGTTTGATGAGGTTCAAGGTATCAAACGTAACTACCATGAAGAGCCTGTATTATACGGCTTTGGTGCAGCTCCAGAATTACCAGATGGTATGGCGGTTACATACCAATCAGGCGGTGTGTTATTTGCACAACGTTACTGGTATAAAGTGTACGGTCTTGCTTTTGCATTGACTAAAGTATTAGTGGAAGATGGTGACCATATCCGTATCGGTCAAACTTACGCTCGTCACTTAGCTCAATCATTAGTGGAAACTAAAGAAACACTAGCAGCCAACGTATTGAATAACTCATTCAATAACGCGTATCAAGGTGGTGACGGTGTATCTTTAATCGCAACAAATCACCCTATTGTTAATGGTACATTCAGCAATCAGCTAACTACTGCAGCTGCTTTATCACAAACATCACTTGAGCAAATGTTAATCCAAATCCGCAACGCAACAGACAATAACGGTAAACGTATTCGTCTAGTGCCTGAGAAATTGGTATTAAGTCCATCTAACGTGTTCCAAGGTGAAGTATTGCTAAACAGTGTATTACGCGCTGGTACAGCAGACAACGACTTGAACCCGATTAAATCAATGGGCTTATTATCAGGCGGTCAAGCTAACATGTCTCGTTTGACTTCAACTACCGCTTGGTGGGTGAAGACTGACGCGCCAGAAGGCTTGAAAATTGTTATGCGTCGTGGTTTAGAGAAATCTATGGAAGGTGACTTCGAGACTGACTCTATGCGCTACAAAGCAACCGAGCGTTATTCTCTTGGTTGGACTGACCCACGTGCTGCTTACGGTACTGCTGGTCTGTAATTGATGTAAAGGTGGGGGGACTTCGGTCTCCCTCCCTCATTTCTGGATTTATTTAATAGCTTATTAGACCGCTCCAGCGGACGATGCACAGACTAATAAGCAACTTGTGCACAAAGGATATTATCATGGCTCAAACCACTTTCACAGGACCAGTGACTAGCTTAAACGGCTTTACTTCTGGTACTTCAACAGCTCCACAATTGATCACAACAGCAGGTAATGCAAGTTCAACTTACGTATCTACTTCAGCTACTAACGGTGATACACGTTTATCATACGAAAAATTAACATTCACAGCAGCAGGTTCAGGCGAAACATTACGCGCTTATACTTCAATCGCAACAGGCGCAGGTGCTGTAGCAGTGGGCGGTACAGTTAATGGCGCACACGTTACTCTTGACATTGATGGTACATCAACAGTTAGCGGTGCTGGTAACGCATTACGTGCAACTTTAGGCGGTACATCTACTAATCCTGGAGGCACATTAGCAGCATTGCAATTAGACTCAAACTTTGCATCAGGGGGCACATGGACTAACGCTTCGTTCTTACGAGTTACTAACAGTGGCACAGGTGTGATTGGTAACTTTGCGACATTCCCAGCACCTGCTGTTGCGGGTGTATTCCGTGCAGCTGTAGGTACACCCGCAGCCACACACACCATTCCAGTAAAAAGTAATGGCGTAACTTACTACCTTATGGTTTCTACCATCGCATAATGCTAATCACTAAAACCTTTTTAGTGGCTGAAACACAGTCGCTTGAGCAAGAGTTACAGAAGGCGCAAGTCTTCATTATCCAAGCACAAGCGACTATTGCAGCGTACAATATGCTAATTAATAAGTTAGATGAACCCTCTATTGATTTAGGAGAATAGCATGGCAGATGCAGTAACGACACAAACAATCCTTGATGGCGAGAGACTTGTCATTCAAAAATTCACAAATATTTCAGACGGCACAGGTGAAGCTGCCGTTGTTAAGGTCGATGTCTCTACGCTTACCCCTGATAACTTAGGTCATGCGTGCACGGGCGTTAAAATCAACAAAATTTGGGCGCAGACATATGGTATGGCTGTTGACATTCTTTGGGATGCCAGCACCGATGTTATTGCCGATACCGTCCCAGCAGACGTAATGTACAAAATGTGCTTCTCAGACTTTGGGGGTATTCCAAATAATTCTAGCACAGGCAAAACAGGCGATGTATTATTCACAACTACTGGTGCTACAGCTGGTGATCGATACACAATCATCTTAGAGTGCATCAAAACTTACGCTAACCCATCTACTTGGTAAGGAGAATATTATGGGCTGTACATACGTAAAAGAGTTTAAATTTGGTGGTGGCGTAACAGAGAAAGCCACTGGCGAGAAGTATTCTAGCAAATCAGCGATGGCTAAGCACGAAAAGGGCGAGACTAAATCTGAGCAAAAGCGAGAAGTACTAAAAGCCAAAGGCGGTAAGGTTACTGAGAAGGCTACGGGAGAACGTTACCCTAGTCGTAAAGCGATGGTTAAGCATGAAAGAACTGAAACACCACGCATGCAAAAAGAGGAAGTAGTTCAAAAACAAGTAGTCCGTGGTCCTGCCATGGCTGCTGGTCGAGATCCTCGTATGGCATTGATTGCAGCGCAACAACCTGCACCAATGATGAAAAAAGGTGGTAAGTTTGAAAAAAAGTAGGTGTGGTGATGCACGAGTTTAAGGCAGGCGAATTGCATTCCGGTAAGAATGGATCAATCGTTACTAACCCTAAACAAGCCATCGCCATCTCTTTAAGCGAAGCCAGAAAAGCTACTAAAAAATAATAGTTTTAATTATGCCGTATATCAGGCATAATATATAAAAAATGGGTGGGCTGAAACAGCTGCCATCAACGAAGAGGGATATTGATGGCATTTTCTAACACAGTGAGTACCACGGTTTTTAACACGAGGCGCGTGATTGATCATGCGTATCGCCGTTGCCGTATTACCGCCCAGCGCATTACTGCAGAGATGCAGGGCATTGCAACTGATGTCCTGTACCTTCTCTTATCTGAATTAGCCAGTACTAAAACTCCGTCTTGGTGCATTGAAAAACTGATACTTCCGTTTTATGAAGGTCAACCGATAATTACTCTACCGTTAGGCACTGTTGAGGTACTTAACGCTAATTATCGTTATCTTCAGGCTGTC